ACTAATGCGCTTCCTTTTGTAAGGCTAGAGGTATTAGCTAAATCTGCATAAACTTGAGCAATTTCTTGAGCAGTAGCTATTCCGCTTAAATTGTCATAAGAGCCAATTTGATTTGCTGAAGCATCTTGCAATATAAATTTATAAGATAAAGAAGTATCAAGCCAAACTTCACTAGGAGTTCTTCCTGTTGAAGTTAAAACAATAGGATTTGCATTTGCAACATTTCCTGCGCTAGTTGTATAAGTAGCAGCAAGAGTTGAAGTTCCAGCCTGATAAGTGTAAAGAAGGCCACCAGCCAAAGGAACGCCATCATTGCTAAAAAACTGCCATCCTGCGCCAGCTAAAGGGGAAAGGTTAACTGCCATTTATAGCTCCTAATTGTTTGGCGTAAATACTTGGGGCAACCAAGGTGCAACAACAGTTTTATTGTTTTTCAATAAATTTAACTGTTCTTCTAACCTAGATTTTATGAGATTTATGCCGTCTTTCATAGTTTCTTTCTCTATCCAAGAGGCAACCATTTCTTCTGTTATTTGATTAAATGGAATATCTGTTACAAGATTAGAGAACCACCAATTTCCTTCTGTTTCTACAAATTGTTCATCATCTTTTGCTATAACTCTATATTTAGCATGAGTAATGACTTCGTTTTCAGCAGAAATTTCTAATATATTCCATTGATAATTGATCATAATTATTCACGAACTGTTGGTTCGTTTCCTTGTGCAAGCCAATCAAGATATTCAGCATACTGTCTATTATCTGGATCAAACGGAATAAAAGTATTGTCAGATCTATAAATAATGTTTTCGCAAACAGTACCATCAGGATTTTTAATTTTTTCGTATGTATAGTTCATAGTTCAGCATCAGCAGCATAATGACCAGAAACTGCATTAAAACCACCAGCTCCTTGTTGTTGAGGGTTAAAACCATTGACACCAATGTTATAAATATATCCTGCATATTGGTTAAAACTTCCGTTTAAAAGCCAATATCCACTACTATTTCCATATAAAGTTAAGGCTGGAGTTCCTCTTTTTGTTACTTTAAAAGCTCCATAAGCACCTACATAAAGGTTATTTGAAGCAGCTCCAAATTGACCTACACCAGTAGATAAAGAGCCAGATCCACCATTTGCAGGAGCAGTTCCATAATCAAAAGTGGTTTCATAGTACCTTTGGCACATATCAAACTCACGCTGGAAATTCCTAATTTCAAAAGGAGTAGCTTGAGTTCCTGTTTCAAACTGTGTGCCAGTTATACGGAAAATAGCTCCATTTGTACCAGTTACGTTTACTTGTCCTGTAACGCCTCTTAAATAAGTGCCACTCCAAGAACCAGCACTACCAACTACTGAAGATCCAGCACCTAAAGACCAAGATACAGAAACTCCAATTCTGTTATCTGTAGTCCATGTTCCTGTGGTATCTCCAGCAATAGTAATGGTTTTGTATTCCCATGTATTTGCAGAATTTACTGTGTAAGAAGCAAGATAACAACGAGTACCATTAATATTTCCAAGAACTACAGAATATGTTCCAGTAATGCTTGCATATACCCAAAAAGAAATAGTAATGGTTTTTGCGCTTGCAGTTCCCCATCCTAAATCAATGACGTTATAACCTTCGATTGATTGATAGCATGAAAAATAATCAGAAGCACCAATAGAAAATGCTGAATTTGAGCTAAATCCTAAATAGTTAGAAAATCCAGCAGGAAGCGTACCGCCTCCATTATTTTGCTGCCAAGTTAATTTTCCAGCTTGAGTAGCATAATATCCAAAACGATCTACTGTGTAAGTTAAACCAGTTCCTGCTGCTCCAGCATTTCTTTGATCAATAACCATGTAGCCATTGATAAATCTATTTTTATATCCAAAGCTACTTGCCGTTTTAACAGTACCAGTTACAGAAGCGTTTGTTGCGCCTGGATCTGTAGTATTTCCAAGAGAAAGACCGCCTGAAGCAAATAAACGCATTTGCTCCGTATTATTTGTAGCAAATCTAATAGGCTGATTATCAATATGATAAACAAGGCCTTCTCCTGCTGTACTTACACCTACAACAAAACCATTAGTTGCAGATCCATTTTGGTATTTTGTTGCTACTTCTGTAGATCCTGCTTTATAAAGACTTAAAACTGAAGTTGGATTGTTATTTCCAATGCCTAAATAACCAGAACTTGTAAGCCTCATTAGCTCTGTTCCTGCTACTCCAGCATTAAACCATTGATAGCCATCACCAGTAAAAGTGCTAAAACGACCCCATCCAGTTGAATAATCAACAACTATTCCGTCTGATGGTGGAGTTCCTGTAAATGTTCCAGTTGAAACTAAACCAGCAGCAGCAGTAACGCTTCCAGCTAATGAAAGGCTTGTTGACCATTGCGGAGCAGATCCGCTTGAGGTCATTACAGTATTCGATGATCCAATGCCAAGCTTAGTAAAGGCAGTTCCTGAAGCCCAATAAACCATATCACCAGCCGTATAGTTAGTAAGTCCAGTACCGCCAGCAGTTGTAGGAACAGTTTTCCAGCCAATAACTTGAACAGAACCGCCAGAATCTTTATAGAAAAGTTTGCCATCAGCGATATTGATCGCTAATTCAGAGCCTGTGGCGTTATTTAATAGATTTGCAGCACTAGGAGTATTTCCTCCTGTAGAGCTTGAATATATTAATAAGGGGGTAAATCCTGTTTGCGCCATCTAGAAAGCTCCTCCACCCATACCGCCAGTAGAAGTAAGAACTCCTGTCGATGGGTTAAATTGAAGTTTAGTTGAAGAAGTATTTACAGGCAAATTTCCTGTAGTCGTACTTACAATCGTTGGATAATAAGTAGCATTGGTACTGGTGTTATCAGTAATCGCTACGTTATTTGCGTTTGTTGCAGTTGTAGCCGTTGTTGCGCTTGCAGCAGAACCGCTAATATTGACTGCTAAAGAAGTAATTGATCCGCTTACAGCATTCAAAGCTACGGCAGTTGTGCCAATATAAAGAGTTGAATTGCCCAAAACTCCACTAGGAATAGTTCCTGACAAATTGCCAGCAGTAAGGCTAGTTAGACTTGCTCCTGATCCGCTAAATCCTGTGGCTGTAAGAACGCCAGTAGAAGGATTGAACTGGTATTTAGTAGAGCTTGTATATTCTGTTGTAAGGTTTCCAGTTGTTTGATTAGCGAACAAAGGATAACGAGTTGCATTTGTAGTGGTGTCATCGGTTACAGTCGCATAGGATGTTGGAGTAGTCCACGCAAAGCCACCGCCAGTTGTATAGCTTAAAACTGTGTTATTTGTGGGAGCAGTAATAAATGAAGTTGCTCCTGCGCCTGTTTGATAAGCAATCTGATAAGCCAATCCACCAGCTAAATTAGTCGCAGTTGTCGCTGTTGTGGCAGATCCTACCGATAAAGTCGATTGAGCTACATATTGAGGTGCAGATGCGCCAGCCGTCAATACATAGTTTGTAGTGCCTAAAGCTAAAAATGTAGTCGTTCCTGAAGCAGATTGATAAGGCAATGAGCCAGCAGCTCCACCAGCAATATTTGTAGCACTTGCAGCCAAAGTAGCTGAAGCAACTGCACCGCTAACAATAGAACCTAAAATTGAGGTAATCCAAGAAGGATTTGAGTAGCTTCCAGTTGTATATACGCCATTGGTTACAGTTGCAGCATTTCCTGAGATATTGATACCCCAAGTGCCAGATGCGCCTGTTCCATCAGCTTTAGGTGCGCCAATAGTATTGTAGGAAACAGTTAAGGTAGATCCACCATTAAAAGTAGATCCTGAAGCACCGCCTGTACCGCTATTGTTAAAAGTAAGGCTATTAGTTACGCTTCCTGCGCTTGTCGCAGTAGCAGCATTTCCACCAATATTGAGGCTAGTTGCTGTGCCAGTTAATCCTGTGCCAGGGCCACTAAACTGCGTTGTCGCAGTAATTGTTGTGCCTCTTACAGTCGTTGCCGTTGTTGCGCCTACAGTAGCTCCATCAATAGAACCTCCTGTAATGGCTACAGAACTGGCATTTTGCGTTGACATTGTGCCAAGACCGCTAACTTGAGTATTGGCAATAGCGATTGAGGTATTAGTAACGCTAGTTACTTGACCGCTTGCATTAGTTACGAATACAGGAACGCTAGATGCAGATCCGTATGTTCCAGCAGTTCCAACTGGAGTAATGCTAAAAGTATTAGAAGCTAGGGTTAACCCTGTGCCAGCGTAATAAGTATTTACATTTGAAAATTGAACAAAAGTAATTGGAGTTACATTAATTGTTCCAGTATCAGCAGAAGTAGATACCCAAGCAGTATTAGCTTGAGAGCCATTTAAAAGGACTGTGTAAGCCCCTGGAACTTCAGCCCATACATCCATGTCAACCGCACGAGTCCAAGCTCCTGACGAGGCTATATAGATGCCGTTTTCAGATGATGTTCCTTGGTTTTTTACAAGAACTCGATTGCCAGATAAAACAGAATATCCATCAATCGTTTGCAATCCTGACAAAGTAATATTTGTCAAAGTGCCTACTTTACAGGCAGCTTTAGGATTTAAGCCTTGAGTGACTGTATCAACATAAAGCTTATTAACAATATCATTATTGGCAACTGGAGCTGTAGAAATTTGACCAGTTGCAGTTTTAATATCAGTAAAAACCCCAGTAGAAGGCACTAAAGCACCGATTGTGGTGCTATTAATAGTGCTATTGGTAATGGTTAACCCTGATTGAATAGGATTAACTGATGCGTAAAACGGCTGACCCTGACCTATAAATGTTTGAAAATTGCCATAAACATCAAAATAAGCCTGAACTGGCAGTAGATTTTGATCTACTGTTGAAGAAGGGCCAGTCATAATGCTCCTTAATAAGCTATTGCATTAACTAAAACAATATCACCAGCAGACATTGGAGCAGCAGCTCCAGTTGTTACAGAATAGCTAGTAAATGTTACTGATGTTGCTGAACTTGCAGTTAATTGCAAAAACAAAGTGCTACCACTTGTTACATCTGCTGCAAAAGCTAACCAGCCATTTACCGCAGTTGGCAAGGTAATTGAACCAGCAGAAGAACCACCAGTTCCCACTACAACTTTAAATACAAATGTAGAAACAGCAGTAATGGTTGCACCAGTACCCCATCCTGAACCTAAAGTAGGCAAAGTAGAAGAAGTGGCAATTAAGTTACCGCCCATTTGAAATACAGCAGGGTTGATAGTATCGCCTGTTAAAGGTGGGCTAAAAAATGCCCCACCAGGGCCTACTAAACCTAAACATACACCAGCATTATTGAACTGCGCTTGAACTGGAACTGTTTGAACTGTTACTGTTGAAGCTACTTGATTTGAACTCATTATGCAATTCCTTCACCAGGTGTAATTTCTGCACTAGAAGCTGCACTAGATAAGAACCAAGCATTAGGTGGAATACCGCTAAATACTTGCACACCATTAGCAGGAATGTAAAAAGTATTATAAGAAGGTACAGTCAAAGCAGGAGCTGTAACGACAGGAGTTGAAGTTCCATCGTTAGGCTCTTGTGGTTGCCAAGATACTCGAATAGCACTAGAAGTAATGTTTACAATTCGATAACCTGAAGGGTACACATTGTTGCTAGACTTTACTTGAACAGCAGCCAAGCTACCAACCAAGTATGTTGGCCCAAAAGGGGCAAAAGCTGAATTGTAAGCCATTATTTAACTCCTTAAACTACATTAGCTGGAATTGGACTATCTTCGCAAGTTGAAACTTTAATCAACAAAGTACCAGCAGTTTGAGTAGCTGAAGAACCAGTAGAGTTTACTAAGCGAACAATAACTTGATTTGCAGTATTTGTATAAGCATTTCCAATAGAAATACCTGTTACCAATCCAGCATCAAATTGAGCTTGAATAAAGTCATTAGGCTGAACACCAGGAACAGTCAAAGTAACATCAGAAGTTGTGCCTGAAATAGTTGTTGATGGAAGGGTTACTTGAACAATAGATTGGGCAATAATATTGCCACGACAGACAGTAGTCTTAGACATAGTTTTTCCTCTAAAAAAGGTAATTCAATTATAGGTTAAATAAGAAAAAAAGCCATACTTTTTGGGCATGGCTTTCTTTCTTTTACTTCATGGATTTTTAATAGAAGCCTGGGCTTAAATCATATCCGTAAATATACACGTCAACAGTCGCAGTAGCGAAAGCTGTAGAGATATTTACATATACAGTTTGAGCTGACTGAGCTGTATTAGGGTTGGATGCAGCAGAAATAGTTACATAAGATGGTGTAGTTTGACCAGTTAATGCTGCTGCTGTCAAAATGCTTGTAGTACCGCCTTTATTAACTGCTGTGTAAACACCTAAGTTAACAGAAGCTACAGATTGTGTTGCTCCAGCGTTGTTTGCGTTAGCTACAACTACTGAAACAGGAACATAAAGTGCGCTGTTGTTAATTTGAACAGCAAAATCTGCTGCTGCTGCTGTTGAAACACCTTTCAACACACCTAGAACACGCAAAGCTTGTTGGCTATTGAGGTTCGAGGGATGAGTGGTATTAGTTACTGCTGGTCCTGGATTGCTCATGATAGTTTTCCTTTATCCGTTAATAATTAAGCTGCAACTCGGCAAGCGAGTTCTGGATACAAAGGAGCCCAGCCGTACAGTACGTCAACACGAGTTGGAATAGAGTCATTGTTAATGGTGTATTGACGAACTACACGCATTGACAGACCAATTTCCTTGTCGGAAGCACGACCAGCGAAATGAACACCTTCAGGCAACTCTAAGTCAGCCATAGCCATTGTGAACGCATTGCGATGCATTACGATGTTTTGTGGAGAAACTACGCCATTACCGCTTGCATTGTATTGTGATGCAAAGAATGTCACAGCAGCAGTTGCTGATGGGCTAGGGATGCTTACGTTTTGGAACTGACCGCCAGAGATAACTGCTGGAGATACTGTTACTGAAACGCTTGAACCTGAAGCAACTGAAACAGCAGACTTAACTACGAATGAACGCAATTTGTTTGTGCCGTAAGCTTGACGATTTTGTGGGTTAACTGCATACACACCAGCAATTTGGAATGTATCACCAGCGTTCAAGTTGATTGTGCCTGTATTAGCAGCAGTCAAAGTGATTGTGGATTGTGAAGCCCAACCAGAAGTCAAGAAACCAGTAGCAGTAGTTGTAGCTACAGAAGCAGTTACTGTAGAGCTAGAAAAGTTACCAAAAGTCTGTGACACGATGTTTTGGTCAAGTTTCCAGTTCATACCGCCTGAATCACGACCCATCAAGCCTTTTTCGTATTGCATACCAATCTTGTCGTTAGGAACGAAAAGACCTTTTAAGCTGTCTACGATAGTTGCTGAAGTGAACGGCTCAACGATACATGATCTACGACCATCACGAGGAGCACCTTCGGAATCGAGGTAAGCCTGAGCTGACAAGTATGTATACAAGCCAGTTGGAGGAGTACCAGCAGTACCAACAATGTTAGCTGTGTTCAAAGCAGCAGTAGTTGTGCCATCAAAGTCAATTTTGTTGGCAATAGCAGCTACGGCTGGTTTCAGGATGCGATCCGAGAACATATCCAATGACAATGCCAAATCCTGTGTTGTGAACTGAGTGTCCACGTGGAATTGGGTTGACAAAGTAACTGGAACGCTAGTTTCGTTCAAGTCTTCTACGTTCAGGGCTGGCCCTGTAGTTCCAATAAAGCGTCCAGGCCTCATTCTGTTACTTTCACCTTTCGGCTACTGACCATCTTTCAATGGCGGTTCGAGTTCTTCGACTCAAACTCAGCGACTTCTTTAGTTATATCGCTGTTCAGACTATCGCATCTCCTTTCGGAGGCTTCTCACTTAGTCGTTCAGGCTGCTTTCGCTTGCCCCC